ATATATATGAAAACTACTAATTAAGATGTTACAATAGTACCCATTGTGAATCCTGCATTATCAAATGGCTCTGTTGTATAATCCGCAACCATTGGGAAAGGTAAAGCCTCTATACCATCAAAGGTAAGTGTATATCCATTTCTATCCCCCCAAGCAGCACCACTATCCATAGTACCTGCATTAAGTTCCATTCCGTTAGTTGTTCCTAATCCAACGATCACATCATGTCCGTTTGTTAGTTGTTGATTTAATTGAGCAAATACAATTGTCTTTGTAGCGCCTAATAATTTTATTTGATTTTGATCTTCTTTTGTGAGTTTGTTTAAGATAATATTACAACTTGGAGTGTAATAAATCGTACCATTCTCACGATTACCAACAATTGTATCTGTAAGACTCGCAACACCTAAAGGCATTGTGTACCTATATAATACATTTGATCCCATTTCTATATCAGTAATTTCTCCTGATGTTTGAGGTATGGAGGTTACTTGATCATATACAGCAAAATAAATAAATTTAATTCCACCACTAATCCTATTACAATCTAACCCCCTACCTTTACTTAATATTCCACAAGCCATGTTTTTTTTATTTTAAAAGTTAAAAAGAGGGGGTTTTTACGCCCCCTACTTTGTGCTATTACGATTGTCTTACGATATCAGCTCCAGTTCCTGACTGAACACCTGCCGAGTAACGAGCAACTAATCTCATGTTGTCTGATCCATCTAAAGCAGCCATGTCCATCAAAGCAATTCTAGTTGCATCTGATAACAAATCAGTTCCAAAAAACAAGTTTGACTTCTGAGCTATTACAATTTCGTTTGTAGTCATTCCGTTACAAACAGCGATTTTGTAGCCTTCAAACATTGGCTTATAGTCTCCATTCATATTGTAAGCATTAACATATCCTAAAGTAGATACTGCTGAAATATATGCTTGGTAAGTTGTTTGGTTCATGTATATATGCAAATCTTCTTTACCTAATACATTAGCTGGTATTGCTTGAACTGCCCCTTGTAAGTTTGCAATAATGTTTCCTGGTACATAAGCCCCTGTTGCTGCATCTTGAACAACTGTTGCATCAACTGCTGGTAATAATAAACCAGTTACAGCACCATTAAATCCATTGAATTTTCCTGCAACAGCAGTTCCACTCCAAATTGAATCTTCAGTCGCTTGTGCAATAATATCGCCCATGTAAGATATTACATAGTCATCAAAAGATGCTGGAGGAGGTGCGCCTGCACCTGCTCTCATTTGTAAAGCCTCCCATGAGTCTAAGAGAGTTGCCTTACAAAGGTCTAAATTCACTTGAAGATTTTTAGGTTCTAAAACCTTTTCTGTTAAAGCAAGAGTACCTGCTGAATTAAAATCACAAGTTGCATCAGCTACTGCTGAAACAGTGTTATTCATTGCCTGTATGTTACTTTTGTATTTGATATTTTCTATCATTGTTAGATAATCTAACGAGTTTGAAGCCTTTAATGCAGCACTGATGTAAAAACCAGCTGCCTTCCCTGCAAAATTACTTGTTGTAGTAAACGCCATTTTTTTTTATTTTTTTGTTATTATTATTTATTTAAATTATATAAGAACTTCTCCTGACTTGTCATTCTTCTAAAATCCTGTGCAGTAGGAGTAGGTCTTTCTGAGCTAAATTTGTTTGTATTAATCGGTGTATCAGCTGGACTTTCTGCTAATTCCGTTTTAAGTTTTTCGTTCTCAGCTTTTAGTTTTTTTAATTCTTCTTCTGCTGAAAATTCAACTGTTTCTGTTTTCTTGATTGTCTTAGGTTTTTCAGATACTTCTTCAGTAGTTTCTTCTGCCATTTCTACATCTTCCGTATCACCTTCCCCCATTCTAGATTTCAAATCAGCAACAGCGTCCATTAAGTTATCAACTTTATCCTTCATTTCTTCATAAGACTTAGCCCAGTCAGCTTTTTCTGCGTCTGATTCAGGAAAAGCAAACTCAACAGCTTCTGCCATTTCGCTGTATTCTTTTTCTTCTTTTGCATCTATTTCTTCTTCAGTATCAACTTCTTCAGTTTCTGATTCAATGACCTCAGCTACTATACCTTCTTCTTCTACCCTAAAAGATACACCAGTATCAGTACGATATGTTCCGCTTGGAAGTTTTATGGTTGTGCCATCTTCAGTGAGAACTGATATGTCCACACCGCTTTCTAACTCCTCAGCAGTAGATACATAGATTGTACCATCCTCTCCTTTTGCTTGCCAAGCTAATTTGATTTCTTCTTCAGCTTTATTTAAGCCAAGTGCTACTAATATTTGTTCTTTAATGTCCATAGGTTCTTTTTTAATATAATAGAATTATTTTAATTTTGTTTGATTTTCGCGTATTATTTCATTTAAAGCTGATAATATCTCTTCATCAGTTGGAGTCTTTTCAGACATTTTAGCCATCTTATCTGTAAAATAACCTTCAATAGATAGTCCTTTAAGCTCTCCTGCTTTTACTTTATCCCAAAGTTCATTGTTCTCAATCTTCATTTTAACCATCCAAGTGCCTTTAGGTAATTCGTAGCCATAAAGAGTTGACTTATCTTTTTTACTATCTTCTATAATCCAAGATTCAACAGTCAATACACCAGACACTCTATCTTGGTGTTCGTAAGTTGCTTTGTGATGGTTGTTATGTTTTAAATATAACTCACTAGCTTTTCTAACTGTATCAGGACTGAAATATACATAATACTCAGAATCAGTATTAGGATCATATCTAAAGATTTGCTTGTTAGGGATCAAAGCTGGAGATACTAGCATACGCTTTTCTTCATCAATTTTAGCAAATGTCAAGTTATTTTTCTCTTTGCCAAAGAACACAAAGTCTTGCTCAATGGCTGGGCTAGATACTAAACTAATAGCATCAATAGCTAGTTCTTGGCTATCATCATCAATAACTAGTTCTACAATAGATGTAGTCTTTTCGTAATAGTCTTTATTAGCGGCTTCACATTCAGCTATTGAGTCATATTCACAGCTTCCTGTTTTTCCCCATTTTACTTTTCCGTTTTCACATTCTTCGCATGGTGGCATATTATTAAATAGATTTAATTAGTATTTATTTGATTTTTAAATTGTAGCTCTTCTTCTAATATTAGCTAACTGGTTCTGACTATTAGTCATTTCGTCAGTTACTACATAAGCTCTCATAGCTTCAGGTGCTTGTCCTCCGCTTAATTGAAACGCTCCTGACATCATTTGAGGTGCAGGAGGTTGAGCAATAGCACCTGCTCCAGATGATCCACCGCTACTACCTGACACTGGTGTCTCATATATTTTTTTTAGATTAGCTAATCCTGCTGCAATTATAGCTGCACCTGAAACAAAACCTGCAACACCCCCCTGAGCAAAAGCCTTGTTTGCACCTGCATAAGTGTCAATCAATGCTCCTGCTGCTGCTAATTCTTTATTTTCCCCTGCTAACCCACTTAATGCTCCTGCTAGACTTGAAAATGCTTCTAATTGAGCATCTGCATTTTCTTGTGCAACTGCTTGTTGCTCCTTTTGTAAAGCTATGTTGTTTGTTAACTGTTCTGATTCAAAACCTGTTATTTGGGCTAACACTCCTTTCTTTTCATTTAACGCTTCTTGTAACTTAATTTGATTTTCTAAGTTGTTATTCTTATTTACATCTGCCTGAGCTGAAGCAATTTGAATATCTACCAACTTGAGCATTTCTTTTTCTTGTTCTTTAAGAACTTCCCCTAGCTTATTATTTGCTGCTATTCTTTCTTCAAAAGTCTTACTCTCATCATCTCTTACCTGTCTTAGTTTTTCAGCTTGTCTATCATAATCTTCAATTAATCCTTGAACCTGAACTGCTGCCAATTCACTTTCATTTCTTAATCCAACTACTGCCTTTGCTTGATCTAAAGTGGACTTAGTGTATTCTTTGATCTTTTGAGTTACTTTAGTAATGGTTTGCTCCATTTGTACAGTTTCTGCTACATTACCAATTACTGCATCTTTTAAGTTGTTAAGGGCTTCGCCTGCTACTTTTCCTGCTTCTTTAAATTCCCCATCAAATACTTTTCCAATTGCCTTACCTAGCCCTCCTATACCTTGGATTAGATTTTTAACTCTTGTAATAATTTCTACACTAAGCATCTTACCAAATTGTAATACTTGTTGAACTGCTGAATTGCCAAATATCTTATCCATAAAACTTGTAGCAGTGTTTATGTTGTTAGATAAAAACTTAAAGAAGTCATTAAAGGTAATGCTTAAAAACTCCATAGCAGTATTGAAAGTGTCTAATACTTTTTGATTTTTACCAAAAACCTCGCCAAGCTTAGCTAATAAAGCTACTATTATTCCAATTCCTGCCGCTTTTAAAGCTGTTCCAACTCCTTTAATAGCTGTTCCCATGCCTTTAAATCCTCCTGCTGCTTTGTCAGTTGCTTTGTCTAACTTCTCTACATCTTTAGTAACCTCTCCTGTGTTACTTTTAATTTCCATTTCTAAAACTTCTTTTGCCATATCTTTTTATGCTAAATTTACACTTGTTCTTATTTCGGTTATTCTAATAGTTGATGCCCATTCTATTTGCATATTAGCTGCTCCTGTTATTTGTTGCTTAAAGTCTGATCCTGATACTTGACTTTCAATATCCCATCCTGTTATTGTGCCGCTTGAACTTATATCTGTAATGCTTCTATCTATACTTAAATTCCCCCTTGCATTTTTAACAACACCTCTTTCAACCCATGCTGCATAATCTCCATTATTACCTACTGCTGTGCCGCCAACTCTTACTGCTACTGTTTCCCCTTGAAAGAAGAAAATACTGTTGCCAATTGCAGCAGATGGCTGGAAATAACTATCAGTTACATTGTTTAAGTAAGCATCAGTTGCTGCTCCATCGTCAGTAACTCCACCATATATAAAAGTTGTATATTGTCTTTCGCCTAATATATCTTCACTGTTATTACCACCTAATACTATTGAATTATTA